GTTTCTGAGCATATTGAAGAAAAGATCCTAACATATATTTTGCATATCCATTAGTGGCAATATTTCCTCTATGTAAATAAGTCCATGCTGTAGGAAATAAAACTACTGTCCCAGTCTCTACTTTTGTTTTTATATTATGTTGTAGAAATTCTGTTTCACCATTATCAAAATTATCATTCAGGTAACATACTATAGCAAGAAACCTTCGTGAGGTTTCAATATTAAAACAATCTACATGAGTATCATGCTGTTGTTGTTCGTTACATAAAAATCTTTTAATTCTAAGATTTTCAAAATTGTATTTTTCTGGCCATTGTCTCTCTTGAATATTAACATCATTCTTATATTGTTTAATGGCAGCTTGAAATCCTGATATCACTTGTTTAAATGGTTCTCTAAATTCATGATGTTGCATAATATCAAGTCGTTGACAATTACATTGTCCACATGTCTTAACTCCTTCTTCATTATAACAAATACTCATTTTCTTTATTAGTTCTTCTTGTTCTCCCCACAATTTTTCATATGTATCAATCATATGCTGACATAATGTAGGAGAAAGAACTCCTCTATACATTTTGATATAGTTCATCATCCTAATCCCGATTGAAATCTCATAAACTCAATAGCATTCTTAATCTGATAAGTCCTATTCTGTATCACTTTAAGAATACTTTCAATATATGCAAGCATAGTATCATAATAATCTATCTTTAAAGATGAAGTAGAAAGTTTTTCATCGGCATCCAAATACTTTATCATTGTATCTTTATCTCTTATTTTCTTAGGGAATGGTTTTTCAATATAAACTTCTGGGTCTGCTTTCCCACTAAAATACTCATACCGTTCATGACGGATATTTTTTCTTTGTTGTTCTGCTTTCTTTCTTAATAGAAAGATAGTATTATATAATTCAAAGTATTTTGCATGAAGAGAAGGGATATTCAATGATTCTTCGTGTAAATTATCTCTGTCTATCTTTGCATCCTTTTCCCACATCTCTTGAAGTGTTTCAAGATTAATCATAAGTTAACAATTCAAATCATTACCTGCTAAATCAGTAATAGTGTACATAGTATACTTGAAACCTACGTCTGCTGTAAAGTAATCTATATCTGTATCTGTAGCATCAAAATTAAGAGTTGTCAAGCTATAAGGCCATAGATCACTGAAATTTACATTAAACTTGGCAATATAATTACTACTTTGAATTTGAAGAGTTCCATCTGAGTATATGTCTTGTTGCTTCTGTCCATAATTTGTTTTAGGTATTTGTCCACCTGCATCAAGATCTCTAAACTCTTGAACACTCTCAGGATAACCTAATCCCCTTATCCAATGCTGTATCTCCATATAATTCTTAAGATCTTCATCAACTAAAAATCTTAATTGTAAATCACCAAATTGAATCTTATCTCCTGGTGTAGGGATATCTCTAAGATAAGTTGCTTGAGTTGCTTCACCTAAAGTTATATCTGGGATATTAGCACTATTGCATAAGAAAGCAACACCTGGACTTCTCTTAAGGTTAAACTTAAACCCAGTAGGTGCTAGAAAATTTCTATTTTCAAGTTGTGATGGTCTTCCTTCAGCCATTAGTCTTCTTTGTTCATTAGTTCTTCAAGTTTTTCTCTTGCTGCTTTAATTCCAGCAAGTCTTATTTCTAAAGACTCTTCAGCCCGTGTGTAGAACTTTAATTGCCACTCACGATATTCTTTAAGTGTTTTCTTTACTTTACAAAGCATGGTAGAAAGCAGGTCTCCTATGTTTATTTAGTCCTTTGTGTGAAATCAATTCCTTCCATGTGATCATACTCATGTTGAAATATTCTTGCAATAAATCCTTTTAATTTTATCTTATGCACTTCCTTACCTTCATCTTCATACTTAACTATAACAGATTCAGGTCTTTCTATATCTAAAAATAAATCAGGATAAGATAAACATCCTTCTTCCATTACTATTTTCTTCTTGGATTCTTTTATAATCTTTGGATTAAAACAAGTAATAGTTTCTTGAGAATCCATATCAGAAATCATTACAAAAGCTCTTTCCCAAATACCAATTTGATTAGCAGATAATCCTACACCATTATAATGAAACATATTTTCATTTAATGTATAAGATAATTTTGAACGATCTAAATTGTAACTACACTTTTCAATTCTATGGTGTAGTAAAAGATCTTTAGAATCAATTAGTGGTTTTAACATCTTAATATTTATTATAGCATAAAAAAAGAGACCCTGTAAAAGGGTCTCTTTGAGTAAAGGATATATATCCTTTCTTCTTACATGAGGTTCTTAACAGCAACTCTTCTGTAGTAACGGTTAGCGTTAGCAAGTAGAGCACCTTGTCCCTGGGTTGTACCTTCTGCAAATGGGTTAGCAACAAGACCATATCTTGTCTTAAATCCAATTTTTGGTTGGAAGGAGTTCTCACCCACTGCACGAACCATCTGTAGTGGAACGTAAGGGCAATAGAACAATCCAGCATCATAAGGTGAACCACCTTTGTAACCGACAACATAGTACTGGTTACCACCTGTAGGTGCTGCGTTAGCACTTGTAAGGTTAGCAGAATAAGGATCGATGTATACACGATACTTACCTTGTAGAACACCAGCGAAGGTGTTACCAGTGTCGTCAACGTTAAGGTTGGCGTTAAGAGCAGGAGTGTAATCAAGAACACCAGCCATGGTTAATGCAGAAGCAACGTCTGCTGAACACATGATGATGTTGCCCTTTCCACGACGAGTTCTTTGTGCGATTGCGTTAGCATCACGCTCGATCTGGAACAGAAGTCCTTTGAACTTCTCAACAGACCATCTTCCGTTGGAGTCAACGTCTAGGTCGAAGATACCTGCAGTAGCAGTGTTTTGTACAGCACCCTGTTCAGCAACCTTATAGATGGTTCTGATAACTTCACGGTTAATTTCAGCAAGTATCTCAGTTGAGAGAATATTTGCTAATTCCGCTTCAGCATTCAGACCGTGGATTGCTTTAAGGTCTTGAGCCAGTTCTAAACTGTACTCTGCTTTTAGTGCTCTGGAACGTGCAGTTACAGTGACTTTCTCGATTGAGAATGCCATCTGGTTGAACGCCTGAGTACCTGTACCCTGAAGTGCTTCAGCAGTACCTGTGTACATACCCTGTCCAACCTTGTATCCACCAGTTGAAGCAGTGGCAACAGGGTTAAGAACGGCAGGGTTAGTGCCACCACGTCCGTCAACACCACCAGTTGCTGTTGTACCGAAACCAGCGTTACGGTCAGTCCAACCTTCAGTGTTACCGAATCCAGCGTTAGATCCAGAATATCCAGTATCTACTTCATCGTAGAATGTCTCATTACTGGTCTGGTTAATGTAGCGTGAACGCATTGCGAAAATGAGTCCAGTAGGTCCACTCATTGGTTGAACACCAGCAAGGTCATAAGCGACCAAGTTTGGCATTGAGCGACGTATTAGACTAATCAATACAGGGTCGAAACCTGCAACTGGGCCTGTAGCAGTAGCATCAGCACCGAAACCACCTTGGGCTCCGTTAGCATTACCTCTGTTTGTTGGGCCATCTGCTTCCATCAAGTTGATACCTGATCCAAAAGCAGCCTCTTCTCTGAGGAATTTTTCTTGGTTTTCTAGCAGTACGGCGGTAACCGATCTCTTATGGGGATCATCGATCTTATCTAGACCTTCATAATCGAGAAGTGGCTTCCACTTTTCCTGCAATTGTTCTGATTGGAACATTTGCTTTTTACTAATAAGTTTACGTTTGAATTAATATTAAATTCAGTTACTTCTTAAATGCTGAAAGAGACTTCAGATAAGTTGCCATAGAACCAGTTGCTGATTCCATACCTTCTGAATTGTCAACTCCCTCAGAAAGGGTTTCAGATTTAGAAGATGCTGCAGGTGCCTTTTGGAAATAAGACTCCTTAAGTACCTCCAACTTTTCACGATAAGTTTCTTCACTTTCAAACTCTACACTTTCGGAAAGTGAGGCGAGCTTCTCTTTCTGGGTCTCGGCAAGACCTTCAGAAACGTCGGAAAGAATACCATCAGCAACAGACTCACCGAGTCTCTTGTTTAATCCAATGTTCTTTTCGATTTGCTCATTGAGCTTGGTCTCCATGTCATCAAGTTTTTCTACCATACTCTCAAGGACATCATATTTGTCTTCAGGGATTGTTACATAATGTTCTTCAAAAAGACTCTTCATTCCACCAAGGAATGATTCTGTTAGTTCTTCCTTAAGTCCGCTTTCTACTGCCAACTGGTTTTCTGTGAACCACTCATCGGCAACGTACTCTAAGTAAGAATCAACTCTTTCTGCGAGCGATGCTTTTGCTGTCTCAATTTCTTCAGCAAGTTTTTCAGCATACTGCTCTTCTAAAGCAACTTTGACTTCAGCAACTTTGGAGTTGAGTGCTGCTTCAAAGATTGTTTTTGCTTTTGCTTTAAACTCTTCGGAAAGATCTTCGCCACCGAGAAGTGCATTAACATCATCTTCGATGTTATAAGGAGATGCTTCAGTTTTTTCATCTTCAGCAACTACTTCATCAGTAGATACTTCATCTTCAGAAACAATTTCTTGCTCTTCAGAAGGTTCTACTTCTGCCTCTTCTGCTTTCATGGCACCTGTCTTACCTTTACGGTTAGTAACTACGTCGGATACCTGTTTTAATGTGCCACCTGGAGTTTTCAGCTTTGCTGAATCGTCATCAACCTTATAGTTCTCTGGAGTGGGTCCTCCCAGATCTTCAACTGTTGGTGCTGTACCTCCAGTAGTAAGTTTCTGCATCGGTTCTCCTGGTTTCGCATTAGCGTTAACAGCAGTCTTCGATTGCTTCACTTCTTCTTCCATTTTTTGTAGTTTTGTGCCACGAGACATTTTAATTTCTCCGATTCCGTAGTTAAAATCTATATTTATTTAGAAGTTTTACAAATTTGATAAGAAATCATTAAAAAGATTTAACTTATTCTCATCAAGTTGTTTCTGATCAACTAAGGTGTTGATCTCTTTATAGGTTTTCTCTGCGAACTTCTCACGCAAGATTCCACCATCCCAAACCCAGTCTTTTCCTTCCATAATTCCCTCTACAAAAGCATCGGGAGCTGAAGGATCAGCAACAATGTCAGCAGCAGTTGCTAACATAAAATCATCACCCACGACATTGATACCTTCTCTTGTTTGTTTAAGAGAACCAATACCACGAGATGAAACTCCTAGTTTTACTCCTTCTTCAACTAGAGAAGAAGCAATTTTTCCCATTGGTGTACCGAGAATTTTCGCTTTACCAATGAAATTAGAACCATTCTCTTTTAAAGAGACAATCTTATGGGATACTCTATCAAGATTAACTGTGGGTCCCTCAGGGTGACCAAGTTCTCCAAGTGCTCTTCCAGATTGAATATGGTTTTCGTTATACCGACCAACTTCCTTACGAAGAGTTTCCATCGGATACATACGACCATTGCGGTTCTTGATATTTCCTTGTAAGAAAACACCTTCAATATACATTGACTTCTTGCCATTTCTATTTTCGACAAGAAATTCTACTGATTCAATTTCTTCTGTGATCAGTTTCATTATGCGTCCCCGCTAATTTGAACTTGTTGATAATGTAAACAACCAGCACTAGATGTTGATCCACCAAAAGTACAGACTTTATTTTGTCTGTATATAGACTGAGCAGCATTCTGTGGATAAGCAGTTGAAATACCACTTGAATTAACATTAAGAGTTAACTTAGCATTAAAACTATCAAATGCTCCAGCAGTACCATTCCATACATCAGTTACTTTTGCGTATGAAATTAATGATTCCCAATTAGAATCTGCAATACCTGTAGTTATTCCTACATAATCACCAATTCCAAAAGGCCATTGAGTTCCTTCTGGTGCAGAAATAATAGTATTTGATCCAGAGGATTCAATACTTTGAGCAATCTGAGATGCTTTCTTCTGCTGTAAAGTTACAGAATTACCCGATGCTATGTAAAAGTCTGATGCTGTTGGTTTTTCAGCATCATTACCGTCAAAATCTAGTGATGCAACTTTAACGTGGCAATCAGATCCAACAGCAGTAAGTCTTATAGCATTTGATCGTACATTAAATGCTGATGAGGTGTTCCCTACCCCTGTTGCTATCGCTACTGAGGCACCTGCCCCTATTGGATTTAAAGCCATTTTATTAATAGTTCCATTTACTAGTTATTTAGAAAACTTTTGCAGTAGATTTTTCAACTTCATCAGAAGGAACTTCTGGTTCAATTTCTGCTTCTACTTCTGTATCTGCTTCTGCTTCAACATCAGTTTCTACCTCTGCATCGACTTCAGTTTCAACTTCATCATCAACCTCAGGTTCTTCATCACCAAATAAAGATGATGCCACATCAGGGCGATAACCATCTACTCTCTCTGCAGATTTTGCAAAAAGAATATCTTTTATTTTGTCGCTAATTTGTGACGGAGATTCATCAGTCGCCATCATATCCATTAATTCATCCATATTTAGTAATAAAATAACTGAATCTTTAGTATTTATGTACTTTCCACACTAGGGGTCTAAATTTCGCCTCCTTTAGGCATCTTCCTAGGCTTATCCTCTATTACTTCAGATTCTAAATCTGGTTCAGCAACAGGAACTCCAGCAGTCATGGATCCACCACCACCTTCATCTTCTGCTCCCATCATCTCTAATGGAAGTCCTGTTTGAGGATCAACTGTCATAGGATCACGAATAGTACCATCCGCAATCTCCTTCTCCATAATCTTATCCTGTTCAAGGATTTCCTCATCAGTTTGACGAAGAATCTTACGTCTTACGTAATCCTGTGAATAGTATCTACCAATGTATGGTTCAGCAGTTGCAGCAACAGCAATTCTTTCATTAAAGAGTTCAGTTTCTTTTAATTCTGAGAAATGATTATCATATAAGAAGTCATATTGAATGTGCTCACTCATTACTTCCCAGTCCTGTGGAGTGATTACATTCTTCAACAATAGCTGAGTTTTCAGCATATCATTGAACATATTTGAGAATCTTTTCCTTAAACGTCCTACAAATTTAGTGAATTTTAATTCATCTCTTAATATCTCTGAGGATCTTCCCAAATTGAATCCTCCTTCTCCGTCCATTCTTGATGGGGGTACATTGAGCGACCTATATAATTTCTTTTTGAAGTACTCAATATCCGTGATTTCACCAAGGTTCTGACCTCCAGGAAGAGTAGAAATTTCAGTTCCACGACCTCCTTCCCTTCTAGGGAGCCAGAAATCTTCAAGCATTGCCATGTACTTTTTGTCATCACGGATCTCCCCAGTGTCTGCATTGTACACAAGTTTATTCCGATATCTCATCATTACGTCTCTGAGATATTGCTCTGCTTTGATCTTAGGTAAATTACCTACATCTATGTAGAATATTCTACGTTCTGGAGCACGAGATAATCTGTAAATAACCAGACTATCCTCAATCATTCTAAGTTGATTGAGTGACTTAATTGCTTTATGTAAATATGATAATGTAGCTCCTTTGTTCCTGTCTACTAATCCAGAAGTACAATAAGTAACAGAATCACGAGTCATTTTAATACCCTGACTTGCACCCTTGGCATTAATATTACCAGTAGGATATGCTGCTCCAGGATTGTAAATAAAATACTCTTCTATTTCTGGGAACGTATAATCCATAGGATTATCATTTGTTCCACTTTGACTTATTTTATACTTATCAGAATCTCTTTTCTTTTCTTGTCTAACATAACGCATTTTCATTGCGTCAATATAACGCAATTCTTGAATACCTTCTTGAGGTTTTTTCAAGTCAATAATTTTATGATAGTAAATTCTACCATCAACATACCAATTTCTATAGATCTCATGAGCTTTCTTATCAAAATCTAAAAGATCTTTAATAAATTTAAACTCATCTCTAATTTTATTCTTAATACCATCACTAGCATTAAGATTAGAAAGTTCTATTTCAACTGGACTATCATTTAGATCACTGACCACTGCTTCATTAACAATATCTTCAATAGCACTATCCGCTTCTGGATGAAGTGCCATCTCACGATATCTTTTAATAAGATCAAATTCAGTTCTAAAGATTCCTTCAATATCAACATAGGAACCAAAAAAACCACTGCTCAAATAGTGATCACTCCCGTCCTCATTATTCTGAGGAACAGGAGATACAGCAGATTGAGGTAGTGGTTCTTGATCCTCAATAGAGAATCCAAAAAGCCGTGCCATAATATTCGTTATTCTTACGTACTATTTAGTTAGCCGTTAGGAGACCCAGCCCCAGCAAAGTTGTAAGACTGAACTTGGAAATCAACGGTAAACTCTTCAATTGCATCAGTAGAATCGTAAGAAAGATCAATTGCACTGACAGTAGTTGGGAAAATATCTTGAAATTCGTATTCTTTCAATACTGAATTTGCATTTCCTGCATTTGTTTGACTGTTAGGTGATGAACCTCTACCTAATTGATAAACTTTAGCGTTTACCATATATGCAGATGGATCTGTTGCACCTAAATTAGTATCCAAATTAGCAATTAAATTAACCCATTCTTCAAATGCATTCCTTAATCTAAAATTTTCATCATTGATTATTGTTACTGAC